GCTACTTCTATCTCTTTAGGGTCTATCAGTGGATTATCAGTAGAGTTAAAACTAAATACTTCCCACTCGTCATCGTCTTGTGCAGCTACGTATAGATCATAGAAGTGGTTACGCCCTTCGGGTGTTCCGATAAATAGGGCTTCACCTTTAACGTCAGCTAAGGTAGGACGGATGATCTGTTCAAAGACAGAGGGCTTCATAAAAGCATATTCATCCATCACTACATAGGCCAGACCTACACCTCGTAGAGTATCTGGTCTATCCGAACCCTTCAGGTATATCTTCCTACCATTTATTAGGGTTATTGTAGCGGTATTCTCGTGAGTAGACTTTATCACATCTCTACCCAAATCTTTCAACAGTCCCCATAAGATGTCTTTTGCCTGTTGAAAGGTAGGGGCTATATAGAATATATCCTTGCTTTGTGACTCTAGACCTTTAATCAATAACGTCCACGCTGCAAGGTAACTCTTTCCGAAACGTCTACCACACGCTGCTACTTTAAAACGAGCAGGTGAGTTGAATATCTCCATTTGTGCAGGAGTCAGACTTACCTGTATATCACTCATCTTCTTCTAGAACAGACACTACGATAGCATCGTATGCCTTGTCCTCTTCCTTCTTACTCTTAGCGATAGACTTAGATAGGCTGTGTTCTATAACTTGACCGCCTACGTGTTCTATTGCATCCTGAGCTTGATTACCTAACTGAGCTACAGTGATGTTGATAGCCTGACCACCTTCATGTTTAACTTCAACATCCCTCTTAGGGGGTAGTATTCGATCCAGACACATCTTCAGGCAAGTCGTATCTCCTTCCATAGCCAATTCAATTACCTTGTTGACTATATCAGGCCCTCTCTCAGACATTAATTCTCTAGAGAGTTGGGTGTACTTACCGACACTTCCTTTAGGTCTTCCTGCTGGATTTAAAGGAGGCATACCCTTATAGAGTAATGGACTACCTTTATGTTTAGTCTTCTTCTTTCCAGTACGAGGACTTAATTCTTCTGTTGATTTACTCATTAGATGACCTAGATTCTTGACCGCCTAAACGGGGATTCTAATAGTTACAGACATACACTTTAGGTAGTTGCGATTTATCACTTTTAGTGACATAGCTCGACCCGTGTGATACTTACCGTTGGAGTTTGGTTATTATATTTATTATTATTGTAAACTCTTAAAGGATTACTCTAAAGCGTCCCTGAGACACTAAGGTACTTATTATAACATATTTCTTATCATAAGTCAAGTCTAATCTAGTCTTCCCCTTCAATACAGTCCATTTGGTCTACGAGATGATACTTCTGGGCTATTAAATATTCACTTAATGCTTGACTTCCTAATTATACCCCTCTCCCTTATTTCTCCATTTTCCCTCCCATGTGCCTATGAGCCTGTATACATTATTACTCTCTAGCCACAGGGGGCCCCCCCATGACCTGTGAGTCATAATATGACCAGAGAGTGCCGAATAGTCACGGAATGACCAAAGGCAGCCCAATAGTCACAATGTGACCATAGTGTGTCTGATAGTCACGGTCTGACCAGTGCGTCATAAGGTGACTAAAGCCAGCCCAATAGTCACGGCCTGACTCACGGGTCACAAATGTACCCAGAATTGACAAAAGAAAGAACCTATGGCCCACGTATTTAGACCCCTTTATGGGTATGATTATTGTCTGTCTATTGTTGGCATGGTTGTTGCTAGGTATGCAATATCTATACCAAGTCGTGTTTAGACAAGTGTCGATTTTAGGATAGTATTGTTATCTAGTGTCTATATATATCCATCAAGGGCCCTAGATTGTCTTGTGAGGGGTTTTAGCTTAGGTCTATATCTTAGGATAGACTAGCTTATTTTATTCGTTAGAGAGCATTTCCATACTTTTATCATTTATCTAGTTATATTTTTATCATTTAGTTAATTGGGTATTGTGTCTATATAAGTGGGGCTAATGTATTTTATACCTATGTCGCGTTTAGGTCTGTAAGGGTCGTATTTAGAATTCTTTAATTATCAGACCTGTTAATCTATCTGTATGGGAGTTAACCGACCCATCTAGAGCCCCTAAAGATTGGATCTAGTCTGATTTCATCGGTGAATCAAAACGGCTTTAATAGTCGGGTGCTGGAGGTAAACGAGAAGCGCAGAATTAAATTTTGTTAGTTTATATAGCGGCTCTTTAGATCCCCCTTTAGAGTCGCTATATAAACCAACAAACCAAAGAGAGTAAATTAAGATGACTAAAATAATTATGAGTACAGACCGACCAAACAAAACCCAATTAGAACTACATCGGGCCCGTAAAGAGTTTGAGTATTATCTAGAGTTAAAGGGGTTTAAATATGAGGTCTGCGAGGGGTCATGGGAAGGGGAGCGAGAGCAATCCTATATGATCACTTTACGGGATGCTGGCATGGGCTTTACTAGCCTTAAACGTCTGGCTTTTGATCTATATGATCAGGATGCAGTATTAAGAATAACCGCGTATGGTGGCGCTCGTTTATTTAATTCTGATAATACTAAGGTAGACATAGGCGAGTTTAAACAAGTCGATTCTATCCCTTCAAATCAGTGTTATACGCAGTCTTTTAAGACGGGCAACATATACGCCACTGTTTAACCTTTAAACCTTATACGGGCCCAAATGGGCCCCTTTGGAGAGTATTAAAATGCATAATCTAGAACTAGGAACGTGCGCCACTGCGGTAGTGGATGGCATTAATTATAGAGTAGAATTTCACGGTGATGATTTTTCCGTATGCTGCGCTGATGGCTGTGGTCATAGATGGTATTCTGCACATAGGGCCTTAACCATTAAAGAGGATATTGCTTTCGCATTGTCTGGTTATTTAAATGCAGATATTTTACCGTGTAACATTAATTATTTAGGAGAGTATTAAAATGAAAACTACATACGATAAAATTACAGAAAATGTAAAATTAAACGGTGCTGATTTACTGATGACTAGTTCATTTTGTGATGGGGTCATTTGGGTCGTTTTAGTCCATACCTACACTCGTAAATACGCCACTTGGGTTTATATTCGCGGTAGTAAAGTGGATTCAATACCGAAGTATTTCGATGACTATAATGACGCTTTTGAGTCATTTTGGGATCGCGGTAAAGTTATGAGTGGGCCCTCGCATAAACTTTACCAGAGTGCATAAACTTGTGACCCTGTAGGGTATTGACCCCAAACCATTTAAAGGGCTCTGAGGGCCATTGTAGGCCCTTTAAATGGGTTTATTAGATAGCATTGCAAGTCGCAGTGTCATGTAATAAACCGAAGTAAACTTAAAACTAAAGCAAGGAATAAAATTATGCGTTTAATCGAAAAGCAAATGTGGAAAGCAATAGAGTGTCAGGATCGTGTATGGTCTAAAGACAATACAGGGGTCGAGTATCGGGCCAATTATGATGAGGCTCTAATCTACCTACACGGTCATCATATAGCCACCTATGACTATGAAACCGAGATGGCACGGGCAAATGTAACGACTCTGCGTAAATGGCCCACTAGAACCACTATGAGCCGTTTGAGGGCTTTAGGTATTGATGTATATACTCGAAAAGGGGCTGTATATTTAAACGATGGTTTAGAGATTAAGTTAATAAATCCGTAAAGTAACTAAAGCATTTTATGAAACAATAAACTAATTAAAAGGATCAAATAAGATGATAGAAACACTAGCATTTACTGCGCTTATTTTGAGCGCACCAATTATCTGTTTTTCGGTTTGTGTTTGGATCGTTAAACAGGCTCCTAAGCTAAAAAGAGGATAAAATAAAATGAGCAATCACGATTTAAAAGCTCTACAGGATATTTTACAGGGGCATTATTATCTGGAGTCCGTTTTATTACGGGCTCTAGAGTACAGCACGGGCCCTAAAGTAACTAAAGCATTAAGAGACTATATAACGGGTATACGCTCGTTTGATGATCGTATGTTATTACAGCATTTTGTATGCGATTTAACACTAGCTAACAAAGGATAAAATAAAAAATGAAAACTGTATTTTTAATATCGTCTAGTGACGGAAAAACTGAAGTGGCTAGCAGTATAAAAGCCGCATATCGTTTGATGTATGATATTGTCGGGCCTGAATATGCCCCTATTAAACAGAATGTTAAACAGGCTATTATTAATCACAATTTTTACCTATATGATGAGGGGCCCATTTTAGTCGGCATATACGCTAAAACATTACATACTCACAATCTAACAAAAAAAGAGGTATAAAAAATGACAATATCAGACTATAAAGAATTGCTAACAAAACATGACTGGCACTATGAAAAAAGCAATGACCCTTTGCGTTTAGAGAGGGGTGAACGGTCATT